TTCAGCATCTAGCTCTGCATTTTTGCTCATATGGCGATATAACGTAGCACGACTGACCTTTGCATCTGCACAAGCCTTGACTAGGCTGTGTCCGTCTGTAATGGATGCTATGATGTGCTCTTGTTTTGCTTTGCTTATCATGTGTGTTTAGAACTATCTATTAACATATATAAAAGTGAGCCGACCCCTTTGGGGTGTGCCGTCCTTAAAAATAGCCCCCCTTGCCTTATTATTTGCGTGTTATCGCGTGCTATTCTTTTTTTGCGTGCCTGGTTCATGCTATGCCGTGCGTGAATGTATCAATTACGTGTTTATAAAAATATATAATTGTCTTCCCTTTATATACTTTCAATAAACTATTTATTTAATGCAATCAATAAAATATTTACTTTAATAAATAGCAGCTGCAAAAACTATTTTGCTAAGTCTTTGTTTTACTTTGTTTTTTTATGCTTGCATATAGAAGCTCTTTCTATATAATGATACATAACAATTAACTTTTAGCAAAGGGTAAAACAATGAATAACATATCTAAAATTGAATACATAACAAGCGAAGCTCAAAAAAGAAACGAATTAGAGTTTAAAGTAAATGCGAACAATATTAACTTTAGATTAAGCGGCAATAATAAATATTACTATGCTAACCAATGTAAAATATTTACCAAGCTAGTTACAGAAAAAGGGTTTGGCAATTACATATCTGCAGAAAAAATAAAAATGCAGGGTATTAGCTTTAACAAATATTCAATTAATATTGGATACTCTCAATATCATCAAGACTTAAAACGCTTCAATTCAAAAGAAGAAATGCTTGGCTTTGTTATTGGCTATAATGAAGCTCAATTACAATACAACAATTAGTCTTGTTACTCTTGTTAGTCTTGCATTGCCAAGACTAGCTAGAGCTACAAGAAGCTCACAAAACTAGCAAAAAGGAAAAACCATGTTAACAACAACAATATATAAAAAGAATGTTTATGATTTAAAAGATTATAAATTTAAAGTTTTAAAACCCAGTAAAAATGCAAAGCTTGGAAGCAAGGTTACGAAAGGCAAGTTTAAAGACTATAAATTCTTTACTCTTACATTAATAGAAAGAGAGACCTGCCCCAAAGATTGCTTTCATTGGTCTACGTGTTATGGGAATAATATGCCCTTTGCTCATCGAATGAGTGCCAAGGATGAAGAGTTATTAAAAACAAGACTATATGAAGACATTAAAAGCTTAAAGGGTAAGAAAGCATTAATTAGATTGCATATACTAGGTGATTTCTTTTCCGTATCTTATGTTATGTTTTGGGATATGATTTTGAAAGACTTTCCCAACGTGGCAATTTATGGTTATACGGCTAATAATATCAAATCTAAATACGAAAAGTCTAGAAATATAGCTAGTACTATTTCATTCTTAAGAAGCATACATAAAGAGAGATTTTCTATTAGATCCAGTAATGATCTAGACAATCAATTTTCTGCTAATAGTTTTGACGTTGTAAAGCCTGAGAAAGGTAAATCTTTATTATGTCCAGTCCAAGAAGACAAGACCCCAAATTGCGGAGCTTGCGGTCTATGTTGGGCAAGTAATGACAAACAAATAATATTTAAAACTCACTAAGAAAGGATAAACAATGACTAGCATAATAAAAGGCTATCTTAAATTTATAGCTTTAGTAACAGCATCAATAACAACAGTATATATCTTATACTATGGCATATGGTTTTTATGCTTACTTAATGATAACTGCTATTATCAAAACTTTAACATACAATAAACAATGATTGTATAGCCTGGTTTATTACCAGGTTATACATTAACAAGCCTGGAGCAGCTTTAAAACGCTGTTAAAGGCATAACTAGCAAAAGAGAAATAAACTAAAATAAAAAAGGCGTTGCAAAACATGAAATTGCAACGCCTTAACCTAGCAAAGGATAAGGAGAGATTATCATGCAATTAACAAAAGAGCAATTTAAAACTATCAGAAAAGAACTCCAATACACTCAAAAAGAGTTCGCAGAAATGTTAGGACTAACTATCAGAATGATAACGTACTACGAGTCAGGACAGATTCCAGTAAATAGGACTGTATCTATTTTAGTTAATCGTATCTATCAAGACGAGAAATAACGCAAATCTATGTAAGTATATCTATGCAGTACTGTACTGCATAGATGTACTGTATTGCATTTCTATAAGTACTAAGATATTTTTTTTATTTTTATTATTGCATACATTCAGAAAGACTATGAAAACAAAACAATGTTTTGATCGTTGCCGTATGGCTGTGCTAGGACAGCTACGCTGATTATACGAAAGAGAAAAAACCTGTCAAGAAAATAATTTATCTTGGATATGTTTGCTAACGTAGCCATGCACAAAACGAGAAACATCTCTCATTCTTTGTTCAGCCTGTTCAAGCTCATTATAGTAAGACCAGTAAGCATCAAGAGTAACATCAGTCATATGATTATCTTCTTTCCCAATCACATTAAGAGAAAGCATAATTTGTTTAAACCTATCTTTTGATTTACAGGTCTTGGCATATTTTCTGATTATATTGAAATCATTTTTTTGCATCAGCACACTCATAACCTACTAGGGCATAGCCTAAAATGTCTTGCCAACTGTCATCATGGTCAGGTGTTTCTATTAGCCTAGCCACTTTAACAGCTACCATGCAAAGAGCCACTTGCTCAGTCGTAACATACTTATCGAGTATCACAGACCATAACTTTGCAATACGAGTATGATTGTCTACGATAGAACCATAGCTCTCACCTCTTTCCTTGATAACATCAGCAGTCTTTTGCAGTAATTCAAACTTATCCATCTCGCTCCCTCACTATGTAAAACCATGTATCTATATCAACTTCACAAACCAAATCATGCCCTGAGCTAAAGTTCCTCGATAACACATCAAGAGAAATAACACACTTGATAGGACAATTATTGTATTTGTATATCAATACTGGAGTTAGATTTAAACTCGCAGCAGATTCTTTCGCTTGCTCCCACCAAGCACGCTTGAACGTAGTGCCTTTAAGATACGCTTTACATTCAATAGACCAACCAGGAATAATAATATCAGCTTGACCTTTAGCTTGATACTGATCCAAGTTTCTCTTGGCATCTATATTTAGATTATCCTTGATGAGTTTGCATATTTTTCTCTCAAAAGATGCACCTTTGTTACGACTATCTGCCATCTATCATATTCTCTTGAGCTTGCCTAAGAAAATCATTGGCAGTTACTTGCCCAAGTGTAGCTAACTCTATCTTGTTCATAGTGTCAGGACTTGGGAATCTTTCACACTTCAATAACCTGCAAATAGCTGAACGAGTTAACCCTGATTTATGGGCAAACTTGTTTTGTGTTAGCTTATTCTGTTTTATGTAGTCGATTAATTTCATTAAAGATTTAACCCCATTGATTTGCCATAGCTTCAGCAATACCTTTATAAAACTTACTTCTTTCTTTACCCTTATTACTGCCTAACCACCAAATTCTTTTGGCTATTTTGTCAGGTAGTTTTTTTGTTTCTTCTAAAACATTATTTGTTTCTCTAAGTTTAGGTAAATTTTTCAGCCACAAACAAGTTCTTTTATATTCTGTGTGACCAAATTGATAAGGATTTATCATTTGATCGGATTTTCTAATGTAACTGGAAATCACAGATACAGGATTCTCTATGCAAATTTTATCGATTGGAGCTTCCATAAGTTTTTTAACAAATTCAATAGCTTCATACCTTAAAGACATTGGCTTTTTCCCCTCCGTAAACCACCTAGCTCCACTTACTGATAAATGAGTGCAAGGTGGGTGAGCTATCATAATGTCCCAACCCTTATTTAAATGTTCTAAAACATTACCTTGCAAATGATTGCCTGGACTTTCTGTTGGCAATATATCACAACTCCAAGCATCATGCCCTTTAGCAGAAAAAGCATCTCTAACTATACCAGAATATTCACAAGCAACTAAAACTTTTAACTTAACCATAACTAGATAATATTTATATGTTGACAGTCTGTCAATAATAATTAAATAATATGTTGACAGTAAAGATTGTAAAGAATAATATCGTAACAAATAGTATTGGAGATTACATGGCTGAGATACCTGA